ATGAATATAGAAACAGTTAAAACCGCTTCGAGATTTTCAATACCAATAAAATTAATTCTAGCCGGAATAGTTAGCGCGCTTGGCGGATCGGGATACATTGGTTTTCTAAGCGAATATGCAACTTACTTCTATGCGTTATCGAATGGATTTAGAATCCCTGCGGAGGGATCACCATACTTAAAGGTCACAATAGCATCAATAAGTTTCTCGGTCATGCTATTATGTGCCACCATATATATTATGTTTTATTTTATAGTGAAAATAAATCTATCATCATATAAGTGGGTAAATAAAATTCAAAAGAAAATTATTGACTCACTTCAATTAAAAAGTAAAATTCCGAAAAGGATCCATTGGTTATATAACACCTCACAAAAGACAATGGGCATTGCGGGCGCCATTGTGGTTGCATTTATTTCATCCATTGTCATTGCAATCTTTCCTTATTTTTCGGTGAGTAAGGAAATACCAATCCCAATTCACTTGTTTTTATTTTGTGTTTCATTTACTTATTTTATATGCACATCACTACCTCTAATTGACAAGAAATATCTCACTGCAGTATGTGTTTTTACAACTTTATTTTATTTAATCAGTACTCCATTATTTTTGTTTAATGACAACGTATATGGAGCTATCTTAAAGGAAATAAAGTATGGTGGAGGAACTAGGGTAACGATTTACCTTGAAGATAAAAAAGAAATTAATACCGAACTATTACTTAGGACAAGTGATAGCATCTTCATTACGGAAAGAGATGATAAAGTATCGGAAATTCCACTAGAAAAAATAAATAAAATAACATATTGAACGAAATTAAATTTTAAAACACTTAAGTAGCCGGGATTCATCCCGGCTCCAATGCTTTGTTAAATCGACTCGAGAAACGCCTGTATTTTTGCGGCCATCACGATGTGTCCGGCATCGTTCGGGTGTAAACCATCGGGCGCAGAACCGCCCGGGTACGTGAAATAGTATGAGTTGGCTGCAGGCACATACACGGGTAAATTCGCTACATGGTATAGATCAAGGCACGGGATTGAGTAGTGCGCAGCATATCGCGTAATTAATTCAGAAAGCTGTTCAAGCGTATAGCCTACGGCGTTTGGAGCTGCGTTGCTTCCCCAGTTTTCAAGACGCGGTAATGGGGTGAAGACTGCTATTTTCTTCGAGAAAAATTTCGTGCTCAGGTCAAGCAAGCAAGTGTTGATACAACCAGAAATCGTCGCAGTACCAATATCGAGGAAAGAACCAAGCGGTTTATTGTTATCAATCAAGCCCCAGTCGTTCGTGCCGAAAAATACCGTTAAATAATCAGGCGTTTCGGTAATCGTATCTGCAACTCCAGATCGCCCATAGTAACCCGTGCCGCTGATACCATAGTTATATACGCTCATTCCTCCCACATTGTCAGAAATGTATTCGTGGTAGTTTTTGTTTGTCCTGAAATTTTTTGCCGTGATGCTATCTCCGACAACCGCCCAAGACCTTCCCTTAATTGGTGAGTTCCTTTCCCCCTGAATTTCGACAATTAATTCACGGGCACGGGTATCAACCAACCCGTAAGATTTCAGGGCAGACATTTTCTGCACTGGTCCAATGATCGACAATGTTGGCCGGATGTCCCATGCTGGGCCAAGTAGGTACACGTTCATGAACGCATATTTTGCAGGACTATCAGCTGGAACTGAAAACGAACGGGTAGCACCAGCCCCACTGAGAGTCACAAGTCCAATCGTTGTGCCTGTGGCAAGTCCGTCGGTCTTCAACGTTATTGCGAAGTAATTAGTATTAAAAGATGATGCACTTATGGTGTACGTTTTTCCAGCGGAAACAGGGAATATATTAAGCACGGTGCCTGATGATGACTCAATATTCCCGGTATTTGCACCAAGCGCACGGACAAAGTAGTTTGAGTTATTATTTTCTGAATTATATAACTCCCCTCCCATGTCATCAACAAGAGACATACTATCTACAAGCATGTTCTCGCGTGCATACTGATCATATATGTTGATACCATCAACCTGTTTTATTACATCAACCTGAACAGATACGTTCTGAGTAATATCAAACCCACCATTTGTTATCATCACATTCATAAACGCAAATGTAGCAGGACTATCGATTGGTACTGTAAAATTCCTGACTGAACCAGTTCCACTCAGTTTTAAAAGCCCAAGCGTGTCACCGGTCACGTTACTATCGACTTTAAGAGTTATGGCAAAATAATCCAGTCTAAAATCTGGCAACTCTATTATATATGTTTTCCCAGGCTCAACTGGATAGTAAGTTACTATTGTTGGCGCTGTAGTTGTCTTTTTAATTTTCCCAGCATCTACGCCACCTGCCACTACATAATAATCACGTACATTCATTGATTGGTCGTACAACTTAATACCTACTCTTTGATTTAAGTTAACAACAGAATTATTTACGTGTTCAACAAACCTCTTGCTAGGGTCAGAATTTATAAATTTAGCAACTCCTGATTCGTTCCTGTAATAGTTAAATGAAATGGTAACACCTGCACCATCTTGAATTGCAACACGAAACATTTTCCCATCAGGCGTCCCAGCAATGCCCGCAATCGTGCCATCGGGATCGGTTAGTGATGTGTAATAGGTGTTGGCATCTGCGATGTTCTGGGCGTTTTCTGCGGCTGCCTCGGCGCGATCTGCATCGTCAGATACACCCACTGCTACCGCTTTCGCCTCTCGGCTGAATTTAAACGCCGCATCAGCTGACTGTGCGGCGCTATCAGCCGACAGGCTGCTCTTTGCCTCGTCTGTTGCTTGTTGCGTGCTGCGGCTGCTCAGCACAATTTCAGTGCCGACGACGCCATCAACTGGCAATCCTTCAGATGACATAGGTGGTTCTCCGAGTGGTTATAAGTTCCCCGCAAATCAGTAGCTTCGCTGCCTGATATGGAATCCGTCTTTGAATGCTGTTAAAATCTTTGATTATTAGATTGGCTTAGAGATTTAAATGAGTGGAATTTCTGTTGGAAATATAATTTCGAGGGGCAACAACAACCTTGATTTAATCCGTCTATTAGCGGCAATTTCAGTTATTGTTTACCATTCTTTTCCACTTAACCCTCAATGGGGATTAACTGACCCCATAAAAGATACTTTTAGCTACATGACAACTGGCGGTCTAGCTGTTAAAGTTTTTTTCTTTATAAGTGGACTTTTAGTTACTAATAGTTTGCTATCTAGGAAATCAACCATCCACTTTGTGATCTCTCGTGTATTCAGAATATTTCCCGGACTAGCTTTTGTTTTAATTTTAACCGCACTAGTTATTGGTCCAATATTTACAACGATGTCATTTACTGATTATTTCAAGTCAGGGCAGCCACTTGTATACATACTTAAAAACTTATCACTACAAACTCAATATTTTCTTCCGGGTCTATTTGAAGGCAACAAGTACGGGATAAACGGCTCTTTATGGACTATTCATTATGAAGTATTTGCCTATGTGGTGCTGCTTGGGGTTTACTTGCTTGGCATTGGAAAAAATCACTGGCTGTCATCATTGGCTTGCCTCTGCGTAATTGCTGAGCCAATTTCGCCATTAAAAGGCGTTTTATTTGCATCATCAGATAACAATGCCATATACCTACTTGCGCCATGTTTTGCTCTTGGCTCCCTGCTGGCAATAAATAAAGACATATACAAATCCAACATAATCACACCAATAGTGATTTTTATCTCACAGTTTATTTTTACAAACGAAGCCACTTCCTCACTATTAATGTGCTTGTCAGTTTGTCTTGCCTTACTCCATATATCATCCTTAGAGATAGTGAAAAAAATAAGAGTAAGACAAGATATTTCATACGGCGTTTACTTATGGGGTTTCCCGGTCCAACAGGTTATATCTCAAAACTTTCACTTTGGATTTTTTGTGAATGTTTTATTATCAATATTATTGACAATGGCCATCGCATTAATTTCATGGATTGTAATTGAGAAGCCCGCTATTAATTTCGCAAAACTAATTTCGACAAAGGGGATTCATCCGTCATCAGTTAGGAATACTCATGAATAACAATCACACCGGGTGTCCCAGCATACCCATTAACTGAAGCAGAGGATAATTGCCATGCATTCACCCCGCCACACTACCGGTACCGCCCCATCAGATCCAGGAGTGCCTGCACTACCTGACCCTATATCTGAGCCGCCAAACTGAGACGGGGCGCCATCCGCGTCCACGGCACCGTTTGAAGAGTTAAGGGGGCGGCAGATATAAAAAAGCCCAGGTATTATCCAGGGCTGGAATTTATTTCTCTATCTATCGAACAGACAGCTTAACCTCAGCTTTTTTGATGAATCCTTTCCTGAATTTTTCAGATTTATTTTCAAATGCGATATACATTACGACACCAAACGTAATCACAAAAACAAATATCAAAGCCAGTTTGAAAGGTGTCAAATAATCCCTATTAAAAATCCAAAAAGTATAATTATATAGATATATCGAAAATGAACATCTACCAATAAAGGAATACGGACTCAGGGGGCAGCAGCAACACCTGTTGCGGTACCGGTAGCGTTTTGCTGCAGGAGGTCAATAACAGCGCGAGGCATAGGACTATTCCCACATTTATCGTTTTTAAGTGCTTCACGTAATGCCCTCTGGTAGCGTTCACCCTGCTGGCGCAGTTGCTGCTCTCTTTGCTGTTGTTCTGCTGCTAAGGCTCTGTTCTTCCGGTCTTGTTCTTGCAGGGTTGAGATTAGTCCTGACTGCTGCGCCAGTGTTTCTTTTTGACTATCCGCAAGCACATTTACTGTTTCAAGTTCATGGGAGGTGGGCTGATAAAGGAATGCAAAAATTAAGGTCGCAGCACCAAGAATCATTGAAGGTTCAGGCAGCCATTTCATGACAAAAACAACTCACGTTCTGACGCCCTACGCGTTACCAAGCCTTTCAGTTTCACTCCACCAGCATTTACCCACTTACTGAATTCGTCAGCAGCTCCCGGTTTGTCTCCGGCATTCAGTTTTCGCAACAGGGTTGATGTGCTCAGCGAACGCGACCCGAGGTTATAAGAAAAACTCACCAACGCATCAAACTGACCTTGGCTGATTTTTACTTTCACTAACTGATTAACACCCTGCTCATACTGAACAACACCACATTTCAGCAACCGATCAGCCGTTTCTTGATCAATCACCATGCCACGAACAATTTTTTTACCGTCGACTGGTTGGGTCCAACCGTAACCGACCGTCAAGACTCCCACTGAATCCGGGTACGCTTTCAGCTCTAACCCCTCGAATCGTTTAATTAACTCAATTCCATTTTTACTGATCCGCATTTACTTCCCCCGAGGCTTTATTAAGGAATCGACGCTCCAGCGCCTTAATCAGAGAGGCGCCAGACCAACCGGCCATCCCACAAACGCCGCCCATAACTTCAGATGGCCAGTCGTAATGCAACGCAACCATCACCATGATTAATCCGGCGAAAATTGACACGAATAGCTGCAGGAATAACGTTCGCCAACTAAATGCCTCACCGCTCAAGACCTTAAATGAGTAGCTGGCTATGGCCCCCAAAAATGTCATTCCAATGGCAATCAGCATTGATAGGATGTTGGGTTCGTTCTTCCAGGGCATTTTCATTATCTCCCCCTTCCGGGGCTCTGTCCCGGTACCGGGTGATAGAAATGGTTTAGCGCCGCGAATGCGTGGAGACATACGTCAGCGAGTGAGGCATTGGGCGCTAAATATGGAAAAGGCCCCCCTTAGGCAGCCTTGATAACTTTTGCGATATTATTCCGAACCAAGCATTACAGTGATGCATTTTGGTGTTTGGCCACCATCACTCGTTTCGGCTACGCCTTGAATGGATACGGATTCGTTAGCCTGAATATAACCATTCCAACTATTGGTGCCCGAATCCCCCATTGATGGAGAACCAGGAATTACAATCCCGGCAGCGGTAGCTTCTGCAACATTGACGCCGTTGAAAATGACTTTGTGCTTTGCTCGCGACTTGCCACCCTTTGCGATAGCCAAAAGCAATGGAACAGCGACACGACGGCGGTATGGGGCTGGAGGAATATTGAATGTAAAACCATTGTCTAAGTAGTGAATTTCTGCAGCTTGCATGTTCATATCTCCTTGTAAATTATTTGAAAGCCGCCTTGTTCTATCGGGCGACAACCAAACCTTACGACGAGAGTGGAGATCATTAACAACGATCAGGGAAGTGCCACTCCTTACACAACATAGTCATACCTCCCACTGCCGGGGATGTGCCCGATCATTGGGGGATAGATAAGAATTAGCGCCGCGAATGCAGGCGACATACGTCAGTGAGAGAGGCATTGGGCGCTAAATATGAGGAGAGCCGCGTGTAAGCACAACCTCGAAGTAAGGACGGATGTCGCCTAGCGGTATATACCTGCATCTGATAAGGTTAAATCGCAAAAACAACCCGATTAAAAGGATATCAGATGAAACTTGATGGATTGAAAGAACTATACAAGGATATGAAACGTAATAATGTTGTCCGCACTCAGTTCCAATATCAGCACAACAACGTCATATTCGATGTAATATTTTTTATTGATGACTCACCATTTCAACTATTATTTGGAGCCATTGGGCATCAATGTAGCTTCTTTATAAACGTCACCGACGGTTTCAATATCAGTCCCGTTATCACACCAAGAGCTGCTTACTACGACCTATGCAAGGCTTTAGGTTTAACCTATGACCCTGCCAACCCATTCAGTACTGCCAAGTTTTTTGCTGATTTCGCCCTTCATATCCCTTTAAGTATCTCAGCAAAAAAAACACCGACACTCCCAATAAATTATCAAGCTTCAGTTAATATTGATGGCGATAAAATTCACTTTAGTCATTGGAAAAATAATAGCGATAAGAGCGGTAATGTAACGGTTGAAAACTTGGAAAAAACACGCGATGCATTTGGCGATGAAATTAAAAATTTTTGCTTACGCAAAAACGTTAGCAGTTGCTGGTCGATTAAAGACAAAAAAACTAACGCTAGAAACAAAAAAACCGCCCCAAACCGGTAACTCGTCAAAAGTACAAATAATTAGGCGCTCGATAATGTGTAGTGCCTGCATGGGCCCCAGAAACGGAAAAACCCGCACATGGCGGGTTCTTATCGTGTCACGCATACATAAATGGCAGCGTATGTGAATGACCAAAAAAGAAATATCACTGGGGCAAATTGCGCGCCGAGATGCCATTGCACAGGCGATCGAGGCTAACCATTACATCGAACAGAATTACTCCCCTGTTCTACTGCTGGAGAAAATCAAAGGCAGCCACGAATACACGTTAAATTCTTGGGTCGAGCGGTACGACGTCATTTTTAAACGCCGAAATTTGGCTGAGAATACTTACAAGGTACGCAAAGGGCAAATCGCCATTATCAGCGAAAAAATGGGTGGCATGGTGCTGTCAAAAATCACGACGCGCCATGTCGCTGAATTCCTCGAATTTTGGGTAGCCCAAGACAAAAATACGATGGCTGCAACCATGCGATCTGTTCTGTCTGACATCTTTCGTGAAGCAGTTGTGGAAGGCCATATAGATAACAACCCTGTTGCACCGACGCGCGCGGCAAAAGTGGTGGTAAAGCGTGAGCGACTGGAGTTGGTGCAGTACATCCCCATTCGTGAAACCGCAGCCACAATGCCAGCTTGGTTTGGTATGGCGATGGATCTGGCACTGGTCACCGGCCAACGGCGCGAAGATTTGACCCAGCTCCGATTTGACCATGTTGTTAATGGGCGCCTGCAGATTGAACAAGGAAAGACGGGGGCAATGATCTCCCTTCCTCTCGACCTGGAGCTGAAAACGGTAAACCTACGCCTCGGCACTGTGATCGATCGTTGCCGACTGGCCAGTACCACAGACTTTATGCTCAGTGCCGGCATCCGGAAAAATAGCCAGGACGGCTCTTTGCACCCCGATGGGTTGACGAAAAAGTTCGTGGCTACGCGAAAAGCCTCAGGACTTGAGTTTGAGGAAAATCCACTGACGTTCCACGAGATCAGGAGCCTGGCCGGACGGTTGTACGAGAAGGAAAAAGGGAAGGAATTTGCGCAAAAATTACTGGGGCATAAATCCGAAAAAATGACGGGAAAATACCTCGATACCAGGGGGAAAGAATACGTAATGCTGTAAAAGACCGAATATCAAAATTCGAGTAAAATTCGAGTAATTTCGATTTTTTCAAAAAATAACGATACAAAACAGCAAGTTAAAAAAAGACCGAATACGATTCCTATATTCGGTCTAGGGAAATGGCTCTTGGGAGAGAGCCGTGCGCTAAAAGTTGGCATTTTGTGCAAAGCTTGTTCAGCCGTGCACTTTAAGAGTAGCTTACCGCGCTATTTTTGCCAGCCAGCACAGGCTCGGTGATAGTTTCATGAAGAAATTAATTTCGCATGATTTTTCACCACAGATTTATCTCATACTAAGCCATTGTGCGATAAGCGATTAGTTAGCGCACAGCTTCTCGGCACGTTCACGGTACGGCTCAACACTCATTTTCTTACCGGGATTGGCGACATCATCCAGCAGGATGACATCCAGTGGCTGGGCACGCTGCTGCCCTGCTTTCACCTGCGCTTCTGCGGCTGCATTAAGCGGGTACTGCATCAAGGTACTGTTGTTGAGTACGAACAGTGCACCGCCGCTGCGGCATTGAAGCGTCACTTCTTCTTTGGTGAACGCCCACTGCTTACCGTATTCCAGCTTGGTGATATTAACCAGTTGGTCTGCCGCCAGCGCACCGGTCGCGGTTGCCAACAGCGTCATGCCAAGTAATACCGATTTCAT